ATCGACGGCACGCTGCGAGCCGATACAGACGATGCGTCCGCGCTCAAAGCGACGGCTGCGTCGTATCTGGCACAGCACAGCGGCCTGTCGCGCGGCATCCAGGTCACGGCGGCGGACCTGTCGGCACAGGACATCATGATCGAGTCCTTTGCGATCGGCGACAGCGTCCGCGTGGTGTCTCCTCCGCATGGCATTGACACCATCATGCAGGTGTCCAAACTGGACACAAGTCTGGTAGGCAGCAAGTCCAACATGACGATCGGCTGGGGCAAAAAGTCTCTTACCGGCAGCGTCTCCTCCAGCGGAGGCCGGTCGGCCAGCACGTCGTCCGGCGGCAGCTCCGGTGCGGACGCCATCATCGACCAGGGCACGACCGGCAAGTGGGTGTGGCGCAAATGGGCGTCTGGCATCGCCGAGATGTGGGCGGTATTTGGCGTCGACACGCTGGCGATCGACGAGGCATGGGGATCGCTGTACTTTGGCACGTGGATGCGCAGCGATGTCAATGTCGCCGCGCGGAAGTATCCTTTTGCTTTTGCGGACACGCCGACGATCAGCGCGGCCTACATGGGCGGCGGAGCGGATGCATGGCTGATCTCACTGTTTAGCACGTCCGACGATCCACTTACCGGAGCGCCAGCATATGCACTGGCACGGCCGAATCAGATCACCATCACCTACCCACGCATCAGCTACTACGTGGTGGGCAAATACAAGTAAAGGAGGCAACCGCATGACTATCACAATCGCAGATGGGCGCGGGGCGCTGTGGCAGTGGGACACCGGGCGGCGGGTCAAGATCACCGATGGCAACGGCGTCAAACAGGTCCACTATCAAAATAAGTGCTTTGGCCGCAGCGTGGACGTGGATGTCGGAGACGACGGCACGGCCATCATCCCGGATGAGCTGCTGCAGGACTGGCACCCGCTGACGGCCTACGCCTACGTAACCGACGACACCGGCGCGTACACGATGGTGCAGCAGGACTTTGCGGTGCACAAGCGCGGCAAACCGGCCGACTACGTGTACACACCGACCGAGCAGATGACGCTGCAGACGATCCAGCGCCAGATCGGTGATCTCGCCGACTTGACGACGGAGGCAAAGGACACGCTGGTGGCGGCGATCAACGAGGCTGCGCGGACAGGCGGCGGCGCTGGGAGCATGGAGCTGCGCGTGGCGGACGGCTACATCCAGTACAGCACCGACGGTGGGCGGACGTGGAAAAGCCTGATCTCCGTTGCCGAGCTTAAAGGCGGCAAGGGAGACCCCGGCGAAAAGGGTGACCCCGGCGCAAAAGGCGACCCCGGCGCAAAGGGCGCTGCTGGCCCTGCTGGTGCTCCCGGCAAGGATGGTGCAAAGGGTGATCCCGGTACACCCGGCAAGGACGGCCACAGCCCGGTGGTAACAGCCACAAAGGCCGGCAAGACGACAACAATCAGCGTGGACGGCGCAGCCATTGCCACGGTCGAGGATGGCGCCGATGGCAAACCGGGGGCTGCTGGCGCTGATGGCGTGACACCGCACATCGGCGACAATGGCAACTGGCATCTTGGCACGACCGATACCGGCAAGCCATCACGCGGAGCAACCGGAGCGCCTGGCAAGGATGGCGAAAAGGGCGACCCCGGCACGCCGGGCAAGACCCCTATCAGAGGCGCGGATTACTGGACTGCGGCAGACAAGCAGGAGATCGTAAACGACGTGCTCGCGGCGCTCCCGGACGGCACGGAGGTGGCATACTGATGAAAAAGCTCTACGAAGAAGCTGCCGTGCAGGACATCGCTGCCGCCATCCGCGAGAAAAACGGTGAAAAGACCACCTACAAAATTGGCGAAATGGCCGCAGCAGTCAGAACCATACCCAGCAAGGACAATATTGTCCATGCGGATATCCCGGACTATATCAAGGCGGAGGCACTGGAAGTAGCCAAAAAGGTGCAAGCGGTACGAACTGCGGATAGCATTGTATTTGTCGCTGCGTCCGACGCGCACCAGCTTGATACCAGCGCGGATATTGTAACAGGCAATAAGCACGCGGGTATGGCATTAAAAGCTCTTTCGTATATTCTTCCCGGAATTGATTTTTGTTGCTATCTCGGCGATTACACATGGGGTGCCAGCACAACGACAATTGCAGAAATGAAGCAGCATATCGCGGAAATCAGCAAAAACATCGACGAGGCGTTTCGCGGTATGCCGCAGTTCCGCACGGTTGGCAATCACGATGCAGGTGCGTATGCTGCCGCGCAAAATGGCGCGACGATACCAGACGCAGAGCTTTACCAGATGATTGGAAAATACTGCGATGGTGCAACATTCGGGTCAACAACCGCGGGCTATTGTTATCGGGACTTCGACAGTAAAAAGCTGCGTGTGATATGCCTGAACACGTCCGAAAGTCTTACGGAAAGCACAGCGTCAACGGGCCATGTGTCTGATGCACAGGCAGCGTGGCTTGCTGAAACTCTTAAAGCAGTTGGGGCTAAAACCGGCTGGCGTGTGCTGACGCTTTCGCATCACCCGCTAGATTGGAGCGTTGTTAGTGTATGTTCCAATATTGTAAAGGCGTATGTGACTGGCGGCAGCATTACAGTGGGCGGAAAGACTGTTAATTTTGCGAACGCCAACAGCGCACAATTTCTTTGCGCGTTCCACGGGCACGTCCACTGTTTCAAGGCCGCAAAGCTGAACAGTATTTCCGGAAACACGGCGACGGAATTTAACGCATGGCGCGTGGCGATCCCAAACATGTGTTTTAGTCGCAACAATGAATATGGCCAGAACGGGAAAGGCGAATATTACGGCGTTGAATTTGGCGAAGAAACGACGTACAACAAAACCTCCGGAACGGCAGACGATACGGCGTTTGTTGTAAACGTGATCAATCCGGCTGCGCAGAAGATCTACAGTTACTGCTATGGCGCGGGATATGACCGGGAAGTGTTTACGGGCATTGCATCCGTCGCGGTCACGGGCGTTGCACTAAATGCGTCATCCGGCGAAGTCGAAAAGGGCGGAACTGTCACGCTTACGGCGACGGTGTCCCCCGATAATGCCAGCAACAAAACGGTGCTTTGGACAAGTTCGGCGCCAAAGGTGGCCAGCGTCGTAAACGGCGTTGTAACAGCGCTTTCTGCGGGTACGGCAGATATCGTGGCGACAACAGAGGATCGCGGATTTACGGCGACCTACCATTTGACGGTTAAGTCACAAACAGTGGACGTGCTGGCGACGTATGGTTATGTGGACAACATGCGGCTATCTACAGGCAGTGGCACAGAAAAAACCGCGAACGGGTACGTAGTTATTGGCCACACAAGCAAAATTCAGATTAGTAATCGCCTTTATCCAAACGGGCTTACGATTCGGTTGACCGGCGCGAATCAGGTTACTGGCGGGTCAACGGCAAATCCTTATAGCGATAGCGCAATGTGCTGGTATACAGCGGCCGGTGCGTTTCAGACTGGCGTGTATATTTACAACACGGATAACTTTTCGCTCGGCGCTAAAATGGCAATCGATTCCGACGCTAAGGGATTTACGTTGTCATGGGCTGCCGGAAAAGTCCCGGAAGTGCAATATGGCATTGCGTTTGCCGTAAAAGGCACAGGTGCAAATCTTACGGTGACGCTGACGTCAAAATGAAGGAGGTAACAGATGATGGAATTTGTTTCTTGCGATCCGTCAAATTACCGCGTCGGGCGCACGCAGCCGGTGCGGTACATTGTGATGCACTACACGGCAAACAACGGCGACACGGCACAAAATAACTGCGATTACTACCACCGCGCGGGCGGACTGCAGGCCAGCGCGCACTATTTTTGCGACGAGCACGGCGTGATGCAGTCCGTGCGCGAGGGCGACACGGCGTGGCACTGCGGCGCGCGGGCGTACTGGCATCCCGAGTGCCGCAATGCCAACAGCATCGGCATCGAGATGTGCAGCCGCAAGCGCGCCGACGGCAGCTACTACATCAAGCCGGAGACCGTGGCCAATGCTGCGGCGCTGGCGCGGGAGATCATGCAGCGCTATGGCATCGACACGGATCACGTGCTGCGGCACTACGACGTGACGGGCAAGCGATGCCCCATGCCGTGGGTGGATGACCCGGCGCAGTGGGACGCATTTAAGGATACGCTGACGCCAAAAAATACTACAGTCGAGGAGGACGAGGATGACATGATTAGGTACAACACGATTGATGACGTGCCGGGCTGGGCACGCAGCACAATCAAAGAGATGATGGACGCAGGTCTGATCTCCGGCGTCGGTGGAGGTAATTTGGACTTGTCCGCCGATATGCTGCGGATGCTGTACGTCGTGTGGCGTATGCGCGATACGCGCTATGGCCGTATCGTGGACGGCAAAGTGATGGACGTGCCCGCGTGGGCGCTTGACAGCTTGCAGGCGCTTGCGGACGCCGGCGCAATCGGCGGCGTGGGTGATGGAAAACTTAGCTTGTCTATGGACATGATGCGGACGCTGGTCGTGTGCCAGCGGATGATGGGCAGAAAGTGAGGCAGCCGTGAGTACATATCAGTGGCTTTGCCTGCTGGGCATCCCGTCGCTGCTGATCGCGGCGCTGCTGGCCATGATCCGGCATCTGGCGGCGCAGATCCAGCACGATCGCGCGGACACAGCGGCGACTAAACTGGGCGTGCAGGCGCTTTTGCGCGCGCAGATGATATCCGACTACAACAAGTGGTCCGATCGGGGCTATGCCCCGATCTATGCAAGGCAAAACTTTGAAAATTGTTGGGGGCATTACCATACTTTGGGCGCAAACGGCGTGATGGACGACATCCACGAAAAGTTTTTGCAGCTCCCGACGCAGGAAAAATGACAAAGAAAGGATGATAAAAATGGAACTTGGCATTGCATCTGTGGCGGCGATCACCGCCATCGCGTATCTGCTGGGCATGGCCGTCAAGGCGACCGAGGCAGCAGATAAGTGGATCCCGATCATCTGCGGCGCGGCCGGCCTGATCCTCGGCGTCGTCGCCTGGGCGATGGGCGTGCCGGACTTTCCGGCGCACGACTGGCTCAATGCTGCCGCCGTCGGAATCGTGTCTGGCTGGGCGGCGACGGGTCTTAACCAGAGCGTCAAGCAGCTCACAAAGTAATCATGTTTTTATGGAGATCCCCGGAGGCTTGCCTCCGGGGATCTTTGCGTTTTTGCACAACTTCCGCACCAATTTTTGTGCATCTTTTTGCGACGATTGAGCGTAAAAATGCTTGACATTTGCGCTCATTGAGCGTGTACTTGAACCATCAAAAGGAAAAACACGACAGGCCGAAAGGCCAGAAAGGACGAAAACTATGACACGCAACGAGGCAAAAGCACTGCAGGCAAAGCACAACATGGAGATCCTCCGCGATCCCATCACAAGCGAGGCACACGCACTGTATCTCGAGACCGAGCAGCCGATCTCGGAGCTCGATGATCTCGCGGAC